CCTCCCCATTCAGGCGGTGCTTCGGTAATAAGATTAACTTCCTCTTTGAACTTAAATTTAACATCATCACCACCAACCCTTCTGATTAAATCTGCAAGCATCTGTTGTAAAGCCTCTCTATTTTTCATTACACGAGACATATAAGGATCAAAATTCATAATCCTTACTTCCTGTTTAATATTCCTTAATGGCTTAAATTCAACTGAATCATCTCCTTGTAATCTCTTTAATTCAATTTCTAAATCCCGTTTTTTAATATTTAAAGTTTCTATACCTTGATCTATCTCTTCGCTGAAACCTAAACCACGAGATAACCTTTCATTATTCATACTTTCTGCAATATTTAGATCATCATTTATATATTCAAGTTCTCTGTTTAATTCTTCTATCCTCATCTCAGCTTCTGTTTGTCTTTCCCATCCATCAAGAAGACCATGCTGCTTCTTATCTTCTAACGACATATCGTAATAACCAATTTCATCTCGATCTGCTTCCTTTAATGCTGCTTGTTTAGCTGCATCTTCTGCTTCAAATTTCTTAGCTAAATTATATTCTTGAGCAAGTAAACTTTGTGCATCTAATTCAGGATCATCAAGATCAATTGGTAGATCATCTGGTTCTGAAACTTTTGTAGATGATGGTCTTACTTCTCCTTGATCTATTGCTTTTTGAACAATTAACTTCTTAGTTTCTTCTCTTTGAGCTTTTAACTTTGGTCTTGTATTTGTAGGTCGAACGGTAATACCTTTTTCTCTTAACTCCTGTAACCCTGCAATAACATCTTTCCTAGTGAACTGCCTAAAGTCTTTACCTGTTCGATTTTTAATTAAATCAAATAATTCTTTATTTGTTTTAGGACTAGCTAGTTTCTTCAGATCTCTGAAAGACATTGACTCCCACTGATCTACATAAGAGACAACAGGATCAGGAGCTTTCTTAGTCTCAACAACACGACCATATTTCTGATCATCAACTCTAAAAGTTAAACCTGCTGTATTGTCTGGACTTGCTTTAGCACTACCTGTTTTATCTTTAACCTGAGCCTTAATTGATTCATGTACTTTCGTACCGTGTGCTCTTAATTCATTGAGATCTATTCCATTCTTCTGTGCTAACTCAGTAATTTGTTTTGTGACTGGAGGGTATCTTTTCCTTCCTGGTCTAATTAACCAAGCTGCTTGATCAATACGAGAACCAAATTCAAGTTCTGCCATTCCATAAGTTGTCTTCCCTAACAGCAAATCATCAGGAATAAATGATGCTTCATTTGTATTTAAAGGAACTCCTTCTTCTGTATCAATATTCTTTGTTTGACTTTCTATTTCCAGCTCAAGTTGATCAAGAACCTTACCTTCTGAACTAGCAATCTTTTCTGCACTAACATCATCTAATTCATCAATAGCTCTAACAACAACATCTGCCTCTGGTTTATCAATAAGATTTTCTATAGCCTCATTAACATTTTTAGGCTTTGGCTCTTCTGTTTTTACATCTGCTTTTACATCTGTTTCAACTTTTACCTCTGGCTCTGCTGTTTTAACAAAACTCGAACCATCTTCTGTCTGGAATCTATTTTTAAATAACCAATCTTTTGCACTATTTATTTCCTTAATACGTTGCTTGTTAAACGTATAACGAAAAATATTAGGAGTCTCAGCAACACCTCTTAATGAAGCACCAAATCCTCCCACTGTTGACCAATTTCCTAGAAATGCTTTTCCATAAGCCTGCATATATGTATCTTCTGGCTGAATAGAAAATGGAGTATTTGGTGAAAGATCCCATAAGCTTCCTTGCTTGTCTCTTCCTTCTCCAAACGCAGCGATTCCTTCTTCTAAACCAAGAAATGCAGCCCAACGAATTACGCCTTGAGCACCTTTAGGCAGATAATCATACCCAGGTAACATTCCCAACTTAGAACCAAGTTGAAACTTCGTTGATAAACCAGAAGTAATAAATCCTGCATAAACATTGGCAGCCACACTTGCAGGTAAATCATTCAGAAGTTGTTTCTCCTCCAGGGACATTTCCCAATCTTGCTTGGCTCCCATTAATGTTGTTAATTTCTCTCTTGCTCCAACTGTGAATTTTCCAATTGCAGTTTCTTTCGGATCAATATTTCTATCTTTAGGAAGTATTTTGTTAAGAGGACTAAAAACTCTAGGTGACTCTAAAGCGAGAGCCGTGGCATTTAATACCGTGTCATGAACAAAATCAACAGTCACAGCTTTATATGCTTGTGTCTGACTGGGAAGAGATGAAACAGATTTACCTTCAGGATCTTTATATCGATACGCTCCTAAACCAGGATCTCCACCAAATGCAGCCGTTGAATAAGCAGACCACATTGACCCTTCAGGATCAAATTTATATCCCTTATTAAAGTTTTCAGTGACTTTCCCTACGTTACTAAACCAGTCACCGACATGACCCCAGAAACCTTTCTCCTCTTCCTTCTCTTCAGTTTCAACCTCAAATACGTTACTAGGAGTTGCTTCTTGTGAAGTTAAAGGTCGTAATGTCATTTCTCAGAACTCTTTATCCATAGTCAGTCTCCTCTATTATGCAGGACTTTTCCACCCTTGTAGATGTTTAGCCAAAAAGTTCTGGATAAAATTTGTGATAATGCCTAATGCTACGGCCAGCATCCTTATCTCTTTTGTAAGTATCAATCAACATTTTCATCTCCCAGTTATGTAAATAACGATCACCAGACAGTCTCATCCCTGCTGTCTGAACCTCCTTAAAGGGGTCTAACCATTCATTCCTAGAAGCAAGATTAGGATGAGTGTCTTCTAATAAACGAGTCGCAACCAAGCTATTTTCTGCACTACCCATAGACACTAATTGTGTTTTTAACTTCTCAAGATCATCTAAACTAAAGTCCTTCTGGAGATCGTAATTAGGATATTGGTCAACTTGCTTCATCAAGAAATCAAATAGATCTGGGGCCTGAGCCTCCACTCTTGCTTTCTTTAAAGACAAAGGAATTTCACCACCATTAATGATATTTGAAATCTGTTCTCTTAATGCCTCAAGAGGAAGAATAGGTCTATCACGGTATCGCCTAAGAATTGATCCACGATTAGGGAAAGAATCAAGCTGATCAACTTCATATAATCTGATTACTTTCTTACCCTCTTTCTCTCCGTCAGGAATAACTATTTCTTTCCTCTTAGAAGGATCAACAGAATCTGAAGGTTCTAATCCAAGATTTAATCTGTCTAACCCTTCCTTACTTGCACCAGGGAATAACTCAGAAAACTCATTTGCATTATCTTTTATATATTTAGTAATAGCTTCACTACCTACTTTCTGTGCTTGAGTAGGAGAAATCTTGCCGCCATTATCAACTATTGCTTGTGTGATTTCTTCGATAATTTTCTCCTTAAATTTAACCTCTAGAAGTTCTTGTGATCGAGGATAATCAAGAGGATAATTGTTAGCACTTACATAAACTTTTTTCAGGAAACCTGCAACTCTTATATCTACAAGTTTATTAATAGTATCATCATAATCTGATAATTGAATTAAACTATCTCTTTTACTATTAAGTAATTTAAGTGTGCTTCTAATATATGTATCAGCATCTTTAGCTTCCATTCCAGAAGCAACCTTAAATATTCTTTCTTTAATCTGAGGATAGTTTTCTAAAAATTCTGATCCATTCAAGTTATTAATATCTTTATTAATATTAAGCCTCTCTTCAGGATCTAAGCCTTCAATAATGACTCCACCTTGATTTGAACTTCTTTGATGTTTTGATATAACTTCTTTTATCGCATTCATCGTAAGTGGATGTATGTTTTCTTCTCCTCCAAGTGATTCAATATACTCAGCCAAAATTCTATTAACTCCATCTTCAACCGTTTCACCTTCTTCAAGATTATCTAAACCTTTATCTAAAACCACAGTAAAATCGCCCGCTATTGATTTTGCTTCTGCTGTATTTTGTTTTAAAGCTGCTGCTGCAAGATCAGGCATCTCTAAACCTCCATAAGCTTGGCCTATTGTTAAATCAAATTTTTGACCCTGAAATTCAACTTGTTTAACAGATTGAATAGAATCCAATAATATTTTATTGTTTGGAATTTTATTAAAATTTTTATCTTTTATGAGAAGTTCATAAGCATCTTGCATTCTTATTTGTCCACCATTACTCATCATCACATCAGCAACATCTTCTCTGATAATTGCTCCTAAATATAACCTTGCAATCTTCTCAAATTCATCTTTATTTTCTTCAGTTCTTACATAATCAACACCTTTAAAAGTAAATGCACCAGCTCCATTAATCTGTTTAATTGCCAGCTTTAATTTAGTCGCAAGTAATTGAGGCTTTATTTCTTCATTGTATTTTATAGATTGTGAAAAAATATCATTAGCAATCTTCTCTGAAGTCTTCTCAATAACAGGCATTAAATATTTATCTACACCTGGTCCGTTCTTTTTTAAACCATGTTTTTCAAAAACACTATTAACATATTGCGCTCTAATTCCTTGAAGAGCAGTTAAACCATTAGCACCATCATCAAAATTAATTTTATTTGCACTTTCACTAACAAAAGCTCTCATTCCTAATGGGACTTCAGCAGCAGCTACTTTGGCCCGTCCTCTTTGAATACCTATCCTTGTATAAGGATTAAGTTCTTTAGCCCATAAAGCTGCTTGATAATCCTTGCTGGATAATTTTCTATTATTTTTTGCAGCCGTATTTTGAGAAATCTCTAAAGATTCATCAGCTTTCATTAACGCTTTAGTTGCCTCTGCCTCTGCCTCCCAAGCTTTCCTTTCTCCTTCTTCAATTTTATAACTGACATATTTCAAACCTACTGTCTGAGCAGTAGCCATTGCCTGCTCAGTAAAAGGAGCTAAAGCATCTGCTAGTTGTTTTGCTTGGTTATATCCCTGAACATAAGTTGTACCACCAGTCGAAACAGCTCTTACTCCTTTCGGTTGAGGAGTGCTAGGAAACTTAGTTGGTGCAGCAACATTGATAGAAGCTGGATTAATAAAGGCCGATACAGGTTTTGCACCTGGATTAACTTGGCCCTCTGGTAGACGTTTGGGATCAGCCATTTATGAAACCTTTTTTAAGTTGGAACCAAAGCTAAGAGCAGTGTTAACACCACCAAGAACAGAAGTTGCTGTATCAAGCAACGCTGTATTAGCTGGACCTGCACCTCGCATAGAAGGCGGCGGTGCATTGACCAAAGTTGGTAATGGTGCGAATGGTGCAATTGGATCAATGTATTTTTGACGTTGATAAAATTGCTGACTGTTATAGCGACTTAGATATTTCGCAATATTTCCATACTGATCTCTTCGATATTGCCTATCTCTAATCCCTTCATTAATCTGTGATATGGCTGTGTATTCTCCTAACTGAAAAGCAAAATCACGTTCTCTTCTTGCTAAACCTTGTCCTCCTCCATCCATTGCTCTTACAGCAGAACTTGCTTGTAAAGCTCTACGTTTTTGCTGCATGATTGCCATGCTTTCTTGCTTCCCTCGTTCCTGTAATTGAGCTGCAATTGCATCAGCATCAACCATGCTTTCAGCCTGCGCTCCTGCTCTTGTTTGTGCAACAACTTCGGCCTGTGATAATTCTCTAGCAAATTCATAATTCCTATTGGACTGCACCTGAGCCAAAGTGTTGTTGTATTGAACAGTCTCAGCAAAATATTGATAATCACTATTTAGATCTTGTATCTCGGCATTTTGATTTGCTTGCCATGCGTTGAACTCAGACGTTGCATCCTGGAAGGCAGTTTGATTTGCATAATCTTGTCGTTGGGCTTTCCTCTTTTGAGCACCACCAAGAAGACTTAATCCAATCTGAGCACCAGCCAATCCAAGACCAACAGGACCGCCTAATGCAGCCATCCAAGGAGACATTCCTCCAGCAGCAGTAGTAGCAGTCCCTAATCCACTAGATAAAAACGAAGTCGCAGGTAAAGAAGCAACCATTATGGATTCCTCCAAAACGGACAGAACAGTGCTTCCTTAACTCCGTAAGGTTCTGGTTCTCCAATCGTGAATCCCAAATGTTTCAACCATCTAAGAGTTTTCTTGTTCTTAGAATAAGCGTAATTTCCAATAGTTTCACCCACTTCGGCCACGCAGAGATCCACCCATTGTCTACCTAATCTGCATAATTGCAAAGAGTGACTTTTCGTAGCAGTACATTCTTCTGTTGCAAGAAACCAAATTGAGTTATGCCACATTCCAGTAATTCCAACAGGATTACCTCGATCACCTTCTAAAACTTGAAACATAGAACTGTGACAATAGCTGTCCATGCAAGCATTTAGACCGGACATTCCATGACTTAATTGGACTTCAACTTCATCACTATCTCTTAAGTTCATTCCAATATCAAGAACCATATCAGCAGTAACTTCTTCTTGTTTAAGAAACCTCATCTTAATGACCTCGCTCTACCTGTAACTAGCGCAACCCACTCACAAGTTGAAAACTTACAGGGGTGAGGAGTAGCGTTATGTATTTCGACCATACATCTTTCACCTCGACTCATAATTGGAAAATTAAATACACCCTCATAAAATCTTTCATTATCTGTATCCCATCCATTTGGTAAAGCAGTTCCTAATGTTGAGTTCCTAGATCCAAGAATTGTTCCATCAAATTTGTACTTACCCATATCTCGACCTTCAGGGAACACATGAATTTCAAAATAATGTGTCTCGTGATAACGCAATTTCGCATTACGAACCTGTGTTCTTTCTACGTTCGCTGCTGCTTTTCCTCCTCCTATCTCTTTATAAAGTTTGAAACGGGTAAATCTATATCGGAAGTTATATGACTCACCAAACCAAACTGGAGAACCAGACCAATTACCATCACCAACAATGGTGTTACCACTGATCGCAAATCCGAGAAGGACACCTCCATTTGCACTTGTGTCGAAACCTGACCACGCTTCTGTTCTCGATGTAATCGTATAAGGCAATGTCCATGTTGTTTTCTTTGTGTTCGCGTCATAACTACCTGCTGAAACTCTCACCCCTGCAGGAGTTGCAGTAGTAGTTGAGACACGACGATCTAAAAGAAAAGGATATGGAGATCCTGCAACAGGCTCACTGAGACGATCCATGACAGGAATCTTTTCTAAATGAACTTTCGTTCCATACCTAACGAGACAAAAGAGCGTTTCCCTGATACATAAGACTTGAAGAATTTCATCGGCCCCTCCAAGTTCCCAATGACTCCAGCTTGACTGAGCACGTTCAGCTCCTTCTCCTGTATTGCGAAGGAAGTATTTATAAACATAAATACGATTCTTATGGCCTGTTTTAGAGCTAATACCAAACATGGCATTACTCGTATCGTTCACCGTTAGCTTGAATAAACCACTAGGAACATAAGCAGATACATACCCAGTTAAATCTGCAGCATCAGCAGTTAAAGCAGTACCAGCACCTCGAACGCTGAACTCACGGAACTGCGCCCAGTCTCCGTTGTTTTGAGCAAAGATAATTCCTCCACCTGCTTGTTGGGGCCTAACAGCAACATCAACCTCAAACTGTGTCAACACAGTGATCTGAGCTGTGGCTGGAGTTAAAACTGTTTCTGCTGCGTTAAACCTAAATTGATATTGAGAACTAAATAAAATCAACTCATCCTGGTATGGCACTGCATATCTAAGAACTGAAACCTTGTTATTAGAAGCAACAACGTCAATCGGATCACTATCAAGAATTGTGGTAACTGTCTCAGGCCAGAAATTAAAGAACTCTCTTACACGACTAAGAATGACGTTCTCATCAGATAAGAAGCCCAGACGATTCTTATAAATGAAAATATCGTTAATAGCATTGCCGATGAAACTAGGATTTGGAGCAGTTACATAATCACCGGTTGATCTCTCTCCCCAGGTTGGAATCGTTATCTGATTAGGAGAACTGCCTTGCGTACTTCCATCAGCAGGGCCAAACCAAAAATTACCATTAGGCAGCCTCACCAGAATATGAGGCATTGTGTCTTTATCTATTTCATATTCAACGCCTGGACTAACCGTTTCAACCCACAAGCCTTCACCAAATGTTCCACTTTTCGGTACAAATTCAACGTAGTAACCGTCAAAATTATTACCAGGATCACCTTCAATCTCGATCTGATAACCAGTCGGAGCAATAGTTGGAAGTTCAGTAAATGTCTGAACTTTTGAAAGGATTGCAGTTATATCACTATTGGCTCTTGCATCAGTCGCAGCCAAAGTAATCGCACTAGAAGATTGCAGCCAAAGAACTGAACCAGCTCTAGTAATCGTTACTCCACTTAAACCACCTGACGCTAATGATGTTTTTAAATTCTCAGCAATATCTTCTGAACTGATTCTATTCTCGGTAACAGTAGAGCCACTACTAACAACAGGAGCAACAGCCGTTTGAACACTAGCTGCAACACCATTAACCGTTAATTTGTAGGTATTTCCGTATGAAGCTGCTCTCACCCAGACTATTGCTTCGTGGGCTGTAGGACGGGCTGTTGCTGGAGCCGTCGCTGTCTTCATTGCAGGTATCTTTTTCGTATTAGATACGAACGTATAATCTGCAATTGTTACAGCTCTAATGTCCTGCTTTGCATCAGAAATGGTACTTAGATAGTTATAAGCATTCGTTGCTGGAGTAACTGTTTTTGCTGCTCCTTCTAAGTCATAAACCTTGATTGATGAACTCGTAATAACTGCTAAATATTCTTCTACGTTATCCCTCAAAATACTGTGAATAAAGCAATCCCCAAAAGAAGAAGTTGATATTTCAGCCAATAATTCACTTGCATCTCTTTTTCTTAGTCCTTCCATAATGGAAGACATTCCATTAACTTGTATCTCTGCCTGAGATGGATCTCTTTGTGCGTCAGGTTGTTGACTAATTCCCTGTGAAAGATTGGGAATCGGATAGGAAACTAAAGCCATTAGAGTCGAATACCAGCACTAAGGCGACGAGTCATTAGCCCACTGGCAGGCTCATAAGTTCTAAATGGCAACCTGCCACGACCACCTGTTAAAAGATTTGGCTGTTCCTGCCTATGCTCCATTCTTTCTAAAGCCATCTGTGCATCTTTCTCATCTTGAGCAGTGAACTTATATGCAGCCTCATCACCTAAAACACGAGCAACAAATACACGAGCAGATCTAATTGTTACCCACCTGTTATAAGCCTCTGGAGTTTCTTCCCATGACAACAACCAAATCACATCAGCATCTATCTTCTCAACAACCGTTTCCATTACATAAGAACGGTTTGTCGTGTCATAAAGCCTTTGTCCACGCAAGATGTAGCGATTCGCGTAGAGATAAGGATCTAATGAAAACTCAACTACATTTGTCGGTATCTCAATCTCTCCTGAAGAGTTCTTTGAGAACGGATAGCAATGTTCTGTGTTCCAACTCCAGCCTTTAACTTGACCCTCTTT